CCTACGAGGAGAAGCCATATCGTACGATCCAGAAGTACCGCTTCGATCCGTACAAGGAAGAGCCCATCAAGAACGCCGGGGGCCTTTGTCATGTCTTGAGAAGAGTGACGAATGAGGATCCCGTGAGACTAGAGGCGGTTCGGGCCTTGTGTGAGGAGCATCCTCGAGTCATCGTCTTCTATAATTTCGACTATGAACTCTTCATGCTGCGGTCGTTGGGGGATATTCTCGGAGTACCAATCGCCGAGTACAATGGACACAAGCATGAACCCTTGCCTGAAGGTGAGCGATGGGTGTATCTTGTGCAGTACACAGCTGGGGCAGAAGCTTGGAACTGCACCACTTGTGACACGATGATATTCTTCTCTCAGAACTACTCTTGGAAGGTCCTGGAGCAGTGTGAGGGGCGAATCGACAGACTGAACACTCCTTATTCAGTCTTGAACTACTACTACCTGAAGAGCCAGTCGCCCATCGATCAGGCCATTTCGAGGGCGATTCGGATCAAGGAGATCTTCAATGAGAGGGGTTTTTACGAGTCTCTGAGGTGATTGTTGTACCACCCGTTGTACCACTCGGTATGGCGGGTGGGCAACGCTTCTGTTGTTTGTGTGACTGGAGTGACGCATGCGTTTGCCAGTTTTTTTGCCAGTTTTCTGCCAGATCTGGCAAGTGGCGAAAACGGTATTGTACACGTGCGCTAAATTTTGCCAGTTTTGGGGCGATTTGCCAGTTTTGAAACGGGGGTGGCAAAGGATCTGGCAACCACTTTTCGTTGCAATTACAACGATCTACCCCCTATTTTGCCAATTTGCCAGTTTTGTTCTGATTACCAGGAGTTGAGTGAATTTTCTTATATATAGAGAGTATAAGAATTTTTCTGGCATTTGGCAAGTGGGTATTGTACATGCAGTGGCCGACACCCCATCACAAGTCTCAACGACATGTACAATAGACCGCGTCGCGAACATGTATCCTAATGAAGGAGATGGGCCTTCTATATTTTCGACCCCTCTCACTTCAGCATACCTCCCACGGTTGGCCCGAACTACGCTACCTCAACACCGCATAGTAAACTCAAACAACTTACGAGTACCGACACATGCGGCGCCAGGGCCAACCGTGGGTATAATTCTTGATTCGAGGATAGACCCCATGCTCGAACGCGACTACCAACGCGGACTCATATCCAGGATCGAGGAACGCCTACCTGGCTGCCTCATCCTCAAGAACGATCCGAACCACAATCAGGGCATACCCGACCTGATCATCATATTCGGATCCAAGTGGGCCGCACTCGAGGTCAAGAGAAGCGCAGATGCTGCTCATCGACCGAACCAGGATCATTTCATCGACAAGCTCGGCGAATGGTCCTTCGCATCATTCATATACCCAGAGAACGAGAAAGGAACGCTCGATGAACTGGAACGTACACTCAAGGCTGGAGGGCCTGCACGCATTTCTGAGCGCCAGCAAGCACAGTTGGGTCAACTACGACGACGAGAAGCTGGGCGAGGCGTTCAGGACAGCACAGGCGGCAGCGATGGGGACCAGGCTTCACGCCCTGGCCGCAGAGCATATTCGCCTAAAGATGCGGATGCCGAGGAACAAGGCCACCTTCAACGCCTACGTGAACGACGCCATTGGTTACGGTCTTGATCCCGAGGTCGTGCTATATCACAGCGAGAATGCATTCGGGACCGCCGACGCCATCGGCTTCGACGAGAAGAAGCATCTTCTTCGCATCCACGACCTAAAGACCGGCGTGACTCGCGTCAACATGGTCCAGCTTCATATCTATGCAGCTCTGTTCTGCTTAGAGTACGAGAAGCTGCCTGGCGAGATCAACGTCGAGACCCGCATCTACCAGAACGACGATATTCTGGTAGACAACCCCAAGCCAGATGACATCGCCCACATCATGGACAAGATCGTCTGGTTTGACAAGCTCATCGAGGAGATCAAGACTGAGGAGAACTGATGCCCTCCGATATCCTCAAACACTACGGGACCAAGCGCCACTCGGGTCGCTATCCGTGGGGATCCGGTAAGGATCCATATCAGTCAGCCCAGGGCTTCCTAGCCGAGCGAGACAAGCTCAAGGCTCAGGGTATGTCTGAGGTCGATATTGCCAAGGCCTGGGGCATGAGCACCACTGAGTACCGTGCTCTGAACAGTATCGCTCGCGCTGAGAAGAAGGCAGGCGATATTTCTCGAGCATCCCGTCTCAAGGACGCCGGTCTGCCCAACACGGAGATCGGCCGACGCATGGGCCTCAACGAGTCCTCGGTTCGCGAGCTTCTCAAGCCCAACGCATCGTACCGCAAGGACGAGATCACCCGGGTCAAGGATATTCTGGCCGACGAGGTGAAGCAGAAGAAGTTCATCGAGTACGGTCTCGGCGTCGAGCAGAACCTTCAGTGTTCGTCGACATCTTTGAAGACCGCCGTTGAGGCTTTGAAGGCTCAGGGATATACTACTCACGACGTCAAGGTCAAGCAGGCCAACAGCGATAACTACACCATTCTCAAGGTTCTCGCACCTCCCGGCACCAAAGCTGCCGATATTCATGCACAGAGGGACAAGATCCGCACTCCTGGTGTTGTGATCGACGAGAAGGGGCTGCTGTCGACCGGACTTCGCACTCCTCGAGCCATATCCTCGAAGAAGGTCGCTATCAAGTACGCTGAAGACGGCGGTACTGACATGGACGGGGTTATTCTACTCCGTCGCGGAGTCAAAGAGCTCAGCCTCGGCGGCTCCAACTACGCCCAGGTTCGCATTTCCGTCGATGGAACGCACTACCTCAAGGGCATGGCCATGTACTCGGATGATATTCCGAAGGGCAAGGACATAGTCTTCAACACCAACAAGAAGAAGGGGACACCCATGCTGGGCTCCAAGGACCACACGGTCCTCAAGCCCATGAAGGATGATCCCGAGAATCCATTTGGTGCGGTCGTTAAACAGAAGTTATTTAAGGACCCGAAGACTGGCAAGAAGGAACTGAGCGCACTCAATATTGTGAATGAGGAGGGTAAGTGGGACTCATGGTCCCAGTCCCTGGCCTCACAGTTCTTATCCAAGCAGTCCCCCAAATTGGCCAAGCGCCAACTTCAGGCCGTCCGTGACGAAAAGCGGAAACAGCTCGATGAGATCATGGGTCTTACGAATCCTGTTATTCGCAAGCGCATGCTCATGTCCCTGGCCGATGACTGCGACTCGGCTTCGGTACATCTCAAGGCCAAGGCTCTACCCGGTCAAGCGTCTCAGGTGTTATTGCCGATGCCCCATCTCAAGAAGGGTGAGGTATATGCTCCTAACTACCGGGACGGTGACGTTGTTAGTCTCGTGCGTTATCCTCATGGCGGGACTTTCGAGATTCCTACGCTCACTGTTAACAACCGAGGTAAGAAGTCTCGAAGTATTCTTGGCAATGCTAGGGATGCTATTGGGATCCATCCTTCTGTCGCTGAGCGTCTTAGCGGTGCTGATTTTGATGGCGACTCCGTGCTGGTAATCCCCAACAAGGGGAAGACTCGTATTCGTTCCACCGCTCCACTCAAGGGATTGAAGGGATTTGACCCCAAGCGGACATATCCTGGGTACCCTGGTATGAAGAGGATGTCGGATACTCAGACTCAGATGGGTAAGGTATCCAATCTTATTACCGACATGACTCTCAAGGGTGCCAGTGCCGATGAATTGTCCCGGGCCGTTCGTCACTCCATGGTTGTTATTGATGCCGAGAAGCATAATCTCAACTACAAACAGTCCGAGGTAGACAACGGCATCGCCGCATTGAAGAGGAAGTACCAGGGTGGCGCCGATAAAGGCGCGGCCACTCTTATTTCCAGGTCCAAGGGTGTCCAGTATGTACCCCATCGCAAGCCGCGCAGTGCAGCGAAGGGCGGTCCATATGATGCAGCCACTGGTCGCAGGGTCTACGAGGAGACTGGCGAGTCTTACATTAACAAGAAGGGCAAGCTGGTCAAGAAGCAGACCAAGACTACCAGGATGGCTGAGGCCACCGATGCCAGGAAGCTGTCCTCGGGTACATTGATGGAGGGTATTTACGCACAGCATGCCAATGAATTGAAGGCCATGGCCAACGATTGTAGGAAGCGTGCCATTTCAACCCCCGCCATCAAACGAGACCCCCGGGCTGCTAAGAGCTATGCCCCTGAAGTTGCCACCCTCCGCGCTAAATTAAACCGGGCCCTCAAACAGAAGCCCCTAGAGCGGCAGGCACAGCTAGTGGCACAAGGTGTTGTGCAGAAGAAACTTGAATCAAATCCAAATTTGACCAAGAAAGAACGGGCTAAGCTTGAGGCCATGGCCATCAAGACCGCCCGTCGCCGTCTGGGTTACGATAGAGAAGGCACAAGAGTGGTCCCCACCCCTCGTGAGTGGGAGGCCATCCAGAAAGGTGCTATATCTAACTCGATGATGGAGCATATTCTAGCCAACGCCGATCTCGACACCATCAAGTCGATGGCTTTGCCAAGGGAGAAGCTTCCTCTTGCAGGCGCTCAGAAGGATCGAATCAAGACTCTTCGATCTAACGGAGCCAACACAGCACAGATCGCTGAGGCATTGGGCATTTCTACAGCTAGAGTTAGGGAGTACCTGAATGGCTAGCCTTCTGTCCATTGTCAACTGTCCATTGTCCTTGAAACGGGGTGTTTAGACCCATGCTACGCCTAGCACTCACTACCGAGGACAATCCTTACGATCCTTTCGATGAGTTCGAAGAGTGGTTTAACTTTGATGTTACTCAAGGTTACCACACCTGTGCCTACCTAGCACGGGTCACTACCACTAGTACTGACCTCACCGAAGCCGATCAAGTCGAAGCAACGAATGAAGCGATTGAAGAGATTCTCGAACTCAACTTGACTGGAAACTATCAAGTTGTTGAACGAGAATTCTGACGAGCTTTCGTCCATTTCGTCCATTTCGAACTTCGAAAGAGGGGGGACAGGGTCCGCAAAATGGCCCACCCCCCG